CATCAATCTTCTTTAGCATATGGAAACAACTATTCTAAACCACAGAATGGCTATTGGGATCTATACGGTTCCCCTGCAAATGGCGGCATTACCGGAAATGCAATGGACATTAGAAATTTAACCGCTGCTAATAAAGCTGCTATTATGTCACATATATCTGATCCATCAAAGGGTTCAAGATATGAATGGTATGAAGCTATAAACGATATGTCTGCAGCTGGAGTACATCATGTTAGTTCTGCAGGTAATTATAGTTCAAAATTAGCACTTCCCGATAATATAGATTATAATACTGGTGTGATTGACATATTTCCATATGAGTATGGAACTGATAGTGCAAAACATCATCGTCCTGGTTACTTCACGCCATCGTGCAGAGAAATGCCATCTATGAGTACAGATACAATAGTTTGTGCTTCAATATCACCTAACTTTAACGACCCAGAAGAAAGTCATTTAAGTAGTAAAGAAACACTATCTTCTTTTAGTAATCGTGGTGATAGAGTAGATACTGCTGCAGCAGGTGAAAACATTTATATGGATCTATATACAAATGGTGAATACGAAGCAACGGGGACTTCATTTGCATCACCAAATGTCGGTGGTATGGCGGCCTTGGTATTGGGTAAATATCCCACAACAACTCCTGCACAGTTAAGACAATACTTTAGACTGCATGCAAAAGGTAACGATACATTATATGATAGTGGTACAGAACCTAGACCTAGTTCAAACTTTGGTGATTCCACATATTTCACTGATCCATTATCTTTAATGGGGTATTCTGGTAATATTGCATATTTGGATCCTTTAATTACTTTTAACCCTAGTGCAATATCTAATACAAGTGTTACTTCAACGGAAACTGTATCATCTGATGCAGCTAAATTAAATTTTACCATAGATGAGATAAACTCTAAGCTATCTGGAATATAGGTATAAATACTAATATGGCAAGTTCACCTAAAATATTATCCGATAAAAGTATAATCGGAGATGTAAAGAAAGCAAGAATTACCTCCAGAGTAAAAGGTTGGAGAGACTTAGACTTATCTTTAACATTACATCCCATTAGAAAGGACATTGTCCCTCTTAAGGACGATAATGCTATTAAAAATGCAGTAAAGAATCTACTTATTACTAATTTCTATGAAAGGCCATTTAATCAAGATATAGGTGCAAATTTAAGAGCATTACTTTTTGAACCAGCAGATTCTATTACTAGAATTGCTTTAAGAGATAATATAAGAAGAGTTATAAGAAAGTATGAGCCTAGGGTAGCAATTAAAGGTATAGATATTAAGTACCAGGATGATTCTAACTCTTATAATATAACAGTAGTATTTAAAATAAAAGAATTCGATACCGACGAATCAGTCGAGATTGTATTAAGAAGGTTGAGGTAAACTATGGCGACTAACCTAAATGTCACGGAATTAGATTTTGATCAGATCAAACAAAATCTAAAAAATTATTTAAAGACGCAATCGGAGTTTAATGATTATAACTTTGAAGGTTCAGGTCTAAGTACTCTATTAGATGTACTTGCATATAATACACATTATAATGCTATTGCTGCTCATTTTTCATTGAATGAAGCATTCTTGGACTCAGCACAAATTCGTGGTAATGTAGTCACAAGAGCAAAACTTCTAGGTTATGTACCTCGCTCGATCTTGGCACCAAGAGCAAGAGTTAATATTGAAATTGATGTAACAGATGAGATTGGTATATTACCTGATAATTTAACAATGGCACGTGGTACTAAATTAGGAACTCAGGTAGCACAAAAGCCATATCAGTATGTAACATTACAAACTCAAACTGCTAGTTTACAAACGACTTCAGCTCCAATAACTAAAAAGTATATATTTACTAACGTAGATATTGCTCAAGGGTATTATAAATCTCTTAGATATAGAGTGGACAATGACATTGAAAATCAAAAGTTTCAGTTATCAGATGGAGATGCAGATACAAGTACATTAAGAGTAAGAGTACAAGAAAACGAAGAGTCTTCTGCATATGATATTTATTCGCGTTTTGAATCTCTACTAGGAGTTAATTCATCGTCACAAGTATATTACTTACAAGAAAATGCTAGTAACTATTATGAAATTTATTTTGGTGATGGTGTTACTGGTAGAAAACCAAACAATAATAATATCATTACTTTAGATTATGTCTATACTGATGGTTCAGAATCCAACGGCGCTAATGCATTTACTATGTCTGACTCTGTAGGTGGTTTTGGAGAATCTACTGTTACTACACTCAATTCTTCTGCAGGTGGTGCAGAACAAGAAACATCAGAATCAATTAGATTCAATGCGCCACTAACGTTTACATCGCAGAATAGAGCCGTAACATCAGATGATTATAGAGCAATTATCCAAAGAGAATTTACAAATATTTCTTCTATCTCATGTTGGGGTGGTGAAGATAACGATCCACCTGATTATGGTAAAGCATATATCTCTATTAAACCTATTCTTGCAGAAACACTTACTCAAGCAGAAAAGGATGATATTACAGGTAGTATTCTAAAAGGTAAGAACGTAGTTTCTATCACACCAGAAATTGTGGATCCAAACTACACTTATTTGGAACTGGATGTATTCTTTAAATATAATCCAAACCTTACAGATAGAACTTCGGTAGAATTAACTTCTGTTGTAAGAGATACTATTTCTGATTATAACTTTAACCAGTTAAACAAATTTGATGGTGTATTCAGACATTCACAACTGTTAAAATTAATTGATGCATCGGATCCTGCTATTCAGAATTCAACAGTAAGACCGTACATGTTTATGGCCATTACACCTTCTATTGTTGAAGGAGTTAATAACTTTACTCTAAATTATACTTCACCGTTCTATAAGTCTGGTTCTTCTACAACATTTATTATAGGTTCTAATGCATTTAAAATGTCATATTCTAGTAGTATCGAGCATTATTTTGGTGATATACCATTGGCTAATAGTAGTAATAGACAAGTTATTATTTACAAAATTGTAGATGGTAAGAATGTAACTGTTGTTAATGATGCTGGATTAGTAAATCCTGATAAAGGTACTATCACACTTAACAACTTTACCGCATATGATACTACTGCAATTCGTATTACTGTTACACCTGATTCTTTGGACTTAGCGCCAAAGAGAGACCAGTTAATTGCTATTGATTCTTTAAGAGTTAATATTACACCAAGTGTAGATACTATCTCTGTATCAGGTTCTACTGGAACTATTAACTATACGACGCCATCGAGATTAAGATAATGTCAACTCACGATAGACAGTTTTATACTAATGATATATCATCACCCGGATATATTGAATCTACTGCGTCGACTACAAGAAAAAGTAAAGAAAAAATCAGGATTGATTCTTTAATACCTTCAGAAATATTAGAAAATTCTGATGGTATAAAACAATTATTGGAAGCGTACTACACATTTATGAACTTAGATGAGTTTATTTATGCGGAAGACGAAAGTTTCCAAGATATTGTTCTTGATAATAAAGCGGTATTTAGAATATCTGATCCCAGAAATGAGAACGATACATTCTTTACTGATGAACAAGGTGCTGATTCTACAATGACTGTTACTGCACCGGATGGTACTGTGACTATTATACCACTAAATGATATAAATGTCAACATATCTAATGGTAACGAATTACCCGGTTCATTAGCTAAACTTACATCAGAAGTTGGTAAAACTTTTCAGGTAGATGGACTTTCTGCTCATAACGGATCTACGGCTAAATTAACTACACCAATTAAAAATTGGGTAGGGCCAGGGCCTTCTCATATAATGAATAATATTGAGAGAGCAATGGACATTGATAATAACTCTCAACAATTCTTGGAGTTAATGCAGAAAGAAATTGCATCAGTAATACCAAGAGACATTACAGTTAATAAAAGAAACTTGTATAAGAACATTGTTGATTACTATAAAGTAAGGGGTTCTGCAGATTCTATTGAAATCTTTTT